CAATTAACTCAAGCCATATCAATTTTAAAGGATGCCAAAGAATACGGTGCTACTAATTTGATAATTGCAGATACAGGTGCAGGGAAAACCCAAAGCGTTAATCTATTTCACCGTAAGAATCCGGCAGATACATTTGTAGTGACTGTTGGAAGCTCCGATAACCTTTCAGATCTTATAGATAAGATCATAGACCAGCTAAAGATCACTACAGGGAAAACCAAAAGCAAGAAGCTTCGAGATATCGCAAAGAAGCTGAGAGGCATGAAGGAAAGTGGCTTGGAACCTCAATTGATTATGGATGAGGCTGAATATATGAAGATCCCTGCGCTTTGTGCTACCAAGGAGCTTTACGATTACCTGCACCAATACTGTTCTATTGTATTAATTGGAACACCACAACTTCTTAAAAACCTAGACAGTCTTCGTAAAAAAGACAAGCCAGGAATCCCCCAGTTTTATAGAAGGATAAAATTTGGGATTCGTCAATTGCCTAGTGTTGATACTTCTTTTAAACTCTTTTTAAACGGCCTTTCAACAGAGGTTAAAAAGTATCTAAGCCATATATGCGATAACTACGGGGAGCTTCATGATGTTCTGGTACCGGTTAGGCGTGAAGCAGATCGTACAGAAGAAACTATAAGCGTTGCCTTTATTAAAAAAGTGTTGAACCTCACAAATGACTACTAAAATCTTAAATGAATCACTCCCCATCAACTCCCAAAAATGACAAACCCAAAAAGAATAAAGAAACAACCTCTAAAAAGAATGCCGATGCAAAAACCCCAAAACTAAAAAAAGTCCTCACCGTTGCTAATATTCAAAATCAAAGTATAGATAGGATTCCATTTGAAGGAGATTGGTACAAAGCTTTTAAAAAACCCCAAAACAAAGGCGTGTGGTTTGTATGGGGCGGTTCTGGAAGCGGTAAAAGCACCTTTCAGATGATGTTGGCTAAAGAGTTCGCTAAAACAGAGAAAGTGTTTTACAACCTCTTAGAAGAAGAAACGGATGATTCCGACTTTGTGGAACGTACCGAATTATGCCGAATGAATGAAGTTGCAGATAATTTTAATGTTCAGCGATATAACTATGAGGAATTGTGTGCTTATCTCGATAAGAGAGGGTCTCCAAAAGTGATTGTTATCGATTCTATTACCTATTTCACAAAGGATTTTTCAAAGTACATGGATATAAAGGAAAAATTCCCTGATAAGATCTTCATTATAAGCGGCCATGCAGATGGTAAGAATCCAAGATCTAAAATTGAAGAGGACATAATGTACGATGCCAAGATGAAAATATTTGTTAGCGGTTATCTGGCAACTTGTAAAGGAAGGACAATTGGTCCTAATGGAGGTCTTTTCGTGATTTGGAAAGAAGGATATAAAAGGCTTCAGGGCGCATCTCTTAATTAATAAAAAACAATCCCCCATGAATAAAGTACACAATCGATTAAAAATTACCCCAGAGCAATATGAAGATCTAATAATGGATATCTGGTTGCAATGGAGCTGCACAAAAACAAGCAACCTGTTATCTCTTCAAAAGGTATTGACCTGCCAACCATTATTTAGGTGGTGGTGTAGAGAACTTCAAAAATTTGAAGCTCAATTTATGGAAGAAACACAATTCTATGAAAATGTGATCTCTAAAGAATTGGCACTCTCATGCTACATTGAAAACATTGAACCCATTTATAAACGATTCTCTAAACCCTTAATCAAAAAAGCCCATGAGCGAACAACTATTGAAGAACAAAATTGATGACTTAAATTTTTGGCTAAGTCACAATAAACATCACCCCGATTATTGCCTAAAACACCAAGAACGAGAACAAATTAAAAAACAACAACTTAAAAATTTAAACAATGAGTAACACTATCCACGCAAACGAGCTTACAGAGGCAGAATTAGAAACGCTTTTGGCAGAAAGAAGGAAGTCCAAGAAAGAGGCTCTTACAGCAGAGAAAAATAAACATGAAGCCGATAAAAACAATTTTGTACAGCATTCCGGATCTAAGTTTCGTCAGCTTCAGGCAGAACTTAAGGAGTTAAAGGAATACACCATTGCCGAGGCTAATAAACTCTTTGAACGGATGTACACGATTGAAGGAAAAGAGCCAAAGGAAACAAAATCCTTCAGCCTTAAAAATACAGATGATACCATTAAAGTAACGGTAGACAGGCAAGAACGTTTTGAATTTACAGATGATGCGATTGTCCACATTAATGCGATCAAGGATATTTTCAAAGAAAAGTTTGCGCAAAGAAACAAAGGACTCTATGAGATTCTGGACGGACTTTTAATCAAAGGATCTAAAGGAGAATATGATCCAAAGCTACTGGCAAAAGCTAGAAGCCAAGTAAGAAAATTGGGAGATGAAAACCTGATAGCCGAGTTTGACAAACTGGATGATTGCCAACGTGTAAGTGGTACTGCTTTATACTGCCGCATTTATATGCGAGATGAAAAACAACGCTACCAAGATGTTTCCCTTCAATTCTCAAGCCTTTAGAATGGAATACGAATTACAGAGAATGATCAATGATCAGAAAGCAAGTATAAATCAAATCCCAAATAAAATGGCTGTAGAAATTAAATGCACACAAATAGAAGATCAAATAGTACTGGTAAACGGTAAGGCGGTAGTAAAAGACATGGAAGGTGCTTGGAAAAGTGAAGATCAACTAAGCATGATAGAAGCCAAATTCTTTAGGGAATTTATAGAAACATTAGAACGTTGCAACAATGCCAGACCCTTACAAGCAACCTATCTAGTTTAAAATTAAGTACCGGAGTTACCAAGAAATCAACTCCGGTACTATTATAAGTCCAAAAGCTTATAAGGATTAATAATAAGTCTATAACCTAATAAATATGACTCCAACAAAACAAACCACTCTCCCAAAGAAAACAGACCGAAGAAAGCTTTGGTCTTATTTTGACAAATCCAACAAAAAGCACAAATACATCTTAAGTCTTTGCATTCAATACGGTTGGTCTAAACCACACCACATAACAGGCCACGAGGTTGCAGATCTTGGAGCATTGGACAGTTGGTTGCGTGGCAAATCTACCATAGGACAATCCCCTGTTAAAAAGCCATTGCAAGAAATGGAAACCCCAGAATTATCTAAAGTAATTGTAGCTCTAGAGGCTATGGTAACAAAAACCAATAGTTAAATGGCAAAAGCATATTTAAGATTTAAGGATGTTTGTAAACACCCTCCAGTAGCACATAAAACCATTGTTTTAAGTTCTGTTGTTACCTGTGAAACCACTGTTACAAAATGTTGCTTTTGCGGAAAGCATTTAACCGACCCCAAAACCGATTGTTAGAAGATAAGACCAATGACCACTACAACCCACTACAAAATACACATCCAAAAAACCGATACGTACCTAAAGCTTACTTACCGGGGCAAAAGCTTTTCTAAGTTGGAACGCCTTAAAGGTAACATTACCGATTCCATGCTTATGGAACTAGGACGTATTATCCCACCTCGCTTAACCGAAATAGAAAAGTGGAAGCTCCATTTTAAGGATAAGATTAGTATGGAACCTATAGAGAAGAAGAAGAAAACCACATTTACAGAGTTTAATGATGCTTGGTTCCAGTTCTATGAAGATTTTATAGGGATGCCTCCAAAATTTGGAGCTATGGAAGCTTCACATTTAAAAAAGATCATTACCCACCTTACAAAGGTTGGTGGTTCTCCAGACGAAGCTTTAGAGCTATGGAATACCATCTTAGCAGCTTGGCCTAAGCTATCCGACTTCCATAAGGATAACACCGATATAAAATATATTAACTCACGTCTAAACGTAATTTTAAATGCAGTTAAAAAAGCCATCAACCCCGGAACGACCTCTACTAGCGGAACTGATAACAGCACCTCACTATAAAAACAGGCTTGTGGTGCAGCACTATGGCAAAATGACCATGCAAGCTGCAATGAACACGCAAGCCCCTACAGTTGGTAAACTTAGCAGGGAACAAGGACAGGATCTACTTATAGAATCTCTTGGCAGGGTGTTCATTGCTACCTCCATGTACTTCGATAAACCACTGAATACTCAAGAAGCTGAAATAGTTGGAGTGGAAATTCTAAACGATTACGAAATGAGCAATTTAAAACTGGAGGATATCGTAGTGATCATTAAAGAAATTAAGCAGAGCGATATCTATGGAAGATTAACCGCAAATAAGATCATCAAGCACATTCGTAGCTATTGGGAAAGGCGTTTAAAAGTTGCTGTTTCAGATAGCATTAATAATTCCCAAGCAAGTAAGGACGGTGCAGATATGGCAGAGCGTGTAAAGAAAACCATTGCCCTTCCAGATGCCCAACTAAAACGTGTGGATTACACCAGAAACCAAAACAAGAAATATTTAAAATAGAGAAAAATGAAAGACAAAGATTGGAAGGAATTGGGTGTAAAACCTAAACTAGGAAAAGAATGGAAACTTGTTATGGATGGGCTTTGGATCGTTTCCCAACTTGAATTTAAAAAGTCAGCTAAAAATGTGGAGAATGAAATTCATATCGGCAAATGGCGAATTTATGCGAATTTCATTAATAAGGAATATATAAATGTTGTTGTGACATACGGGGAAGAAGAAAGACTCGAAATACGCCACACGAACAATAATTTAAGTTCTGTTCTGATTTGTGTATTTGAAGTCATAAAAAGAACTTATAAAACCCCATTAAAATGAAGTTAAAAATTTACATAGCCGGGAAAGTAACCGGAGAGAATAAAATGCAATGCATCAATAAATTTAAAGAGGCAGAGCGACAAATCAATGAATTGGGACATGAGGCTATTAACCCTTTACGAGTTGTGGGTACGTTTGATGTAACTTGGGAAACCGCAATGAAAAAATGTATTAAAGCATTAATGGATTGTGATGTCCTGTTATTTCTTCCTTGCACAGATAAAAGCCCAGGCGCAACTTGGGAGTTGGAAATAGCCAATAAATTAAAAATACCAACCTCAAAATTATCAATAGAAGTTATAAAGCAATTTAAAAAAGAAGAAAAATGAAAACATATTACAATAATGACTATCCAGTATCTATAGGGAAAACAAGATTTATAATAACATATACAGGCTTTGGATTGAATATTATTTTTAAAACTGATATAGATGAAATAAGTGAAGAATGTGCAAAATCCTATTTTAAAAAGTTTTATCCAAGCGCAAAGTTTGTATCAATAAAAGAGAAAAATAATGATAACAGTGTTAGTGAAATTTAAAGAATATAAGGAGTCTACACACCCCATGTTAGATGGATGTTGGGGTACAAGATCCAAAGTAGTAGAAGTAGAAGAAATGACAGAGATAAATGACCTTTTTAAAGATAATCTTATTGATATTAAAATCTTACAACCTTAAAATTTATGAAACCTTATTTGATATGTAATTTTTTAGAAGCAATTGAACAGCACAAAGATACTTGCATAATAATAGCGGGTTTTGTTTTGATACTCGCATCAATAATATTTGAAAGGAAAGAAAAATGAAAAACTATATACAATACGCAACATGGTTTCATATTATAACTGCAATTGCAATAATAATTTTTGTGCTTAACATAATTGCCTATAGTAGGCTTCGTAAAGCGAAGAATAGGTTTAAGACAGCAAATGAGATTCAGGACAAACTTCGCAGTGAAATTATTAAGAATAACAAGATCCTTTTAGATTGTGGGATGACTGAAACCGAAATCTTTGATTTTCAAAAGGAATGTATGCCAGAAGCTTTAATTCAACATCATTTGCCTCCATGCAGCTGCCAAGATGTTAACGAGTGCGAGACTTGGTGCCAAGCAAAAGCAAGATTTACCTTGAAACCACCAATAGATTAAATATGAGATACGTAAAAGAAGCATTTAACGATGGATATAAATTAGGAAAAAACCATTCTAAAATTCAATGGATCATGATAGGGATGTCAATAGGATTTATTGTTTCATCTATGATGTATATATTTGTTGTATTCAACTAAAACTAAAACCATGAAGAAACTACTACTATTGATCGCCATTTTTTCTTTTATTAATTCTACTGCTCAAGATCTTGCACATCTAAGAAGCATGAATAAAACGGAAGCTTCTGAGTTTGCCTATAATATCGTGAAAGATGTTAGAGAAGAATTAATGCTGTGGGATGTACAGGAAAACAAAGATTTATTAACCTTTGAATTTATAGAGGCATCTACCGATACGGTTGCCTTGAATAAAGTAATAAAAAGTGGGCATCATATTGATGTTCAATTTTATGAAATAGACTTTGAAGTGTTTTATGAAGGGCAAAACAAAACTTTGGAAATTGAAGGTGAAAAGAAATATAGATTTTACCAAGCAAGGCTTAAGTTTTTAGATATGTTCCCTGTCTGGAAAAAGTACTTTGATGATTCAGCAACTGTTGTTGGTGTTTTGGAAGATCATAAAAATACAGCAAAAGCAAATAAGGGTTATTGGCTTTATGGATTTGAAGCTACTGGAAAAGCTCCATTTTGGCAAATAAGGACACGTCTTTAAAAATGAAATACTAATTATTTGAACCACCCCTAATCCGGGTGGTTTTTTTTTGTTTAAGAATATTGGAACTTAGAATATTTTGTTTTAAGTTTGTCTTATGACAAAACGTCAGAGACCGGAGATCGGCACCCAAAAGAATAAGCTTCTGCGCTACCAATTGGTTTTAGAGCTTTACCACCAACACAAAACCGAAGATAATTCTGTAATGTGCGTGTGGCGTAAGTACATCTATCCTAAATATGCCGTATCCAGAACCACCCTATATACTATCCTTGGAACTTCAGTAAACAAAGAGTTAAAAGAGATCAAAGCCTTTGAAGATAGTCAGCTTTCCATGTTTGGTTAAACATCTGTCAGGCTAAAGCTATAAGTTAAATTATATTCCTGCACCCCATCATCCCTTTTAACCCGTTGCACACGCTTACGTATTAATTTACTGGCAAACACCTCCGGGTTCCAACCCTGAAGTAAGCTGTGTACTTCATCTATTAGCTCCCGGATAGATCTCGCATTGTCTTTTTGAAGTTTAGGAGCTCTCCCACTAGAATTGGTTAATTTTAGATTGGCTATACTAAGCGTTAGGGAACAGTCTGCCATTTGCCGTTGCTGTGGGGTTTTGGTTCGGTCTTTTCCAAGATCGCTATAAGATTCATCGGCAATATCAATTAATGCACATGGCCACTGTACAGGAAAGTTAGGACTGTAGTAATCCAATTGTCCCCAATCTTCATCTACGTATTTTAGAGCTGCAATAGTTTGAAGCTTCGTTTGGATATTGTCTATTATTGTCTTCATCTGTTAAGTTTTATTAAATGCCCATTACGGGATCATCTTTTAGGCTTTAAATTCTTTTCAATGGTTTTCCCAACTTTCTCCATATTATGGTTTACTACCAGTTGGATTCGTCTATCTACTTCCGGGTGCCATCCAATAAACTGGCGTTGGGTAATAGTCATTTTTCTACCAACCTTCATAAGTGCCATCGCTTTCCACTTGGCAGCCTCCCCGGATAGTTTCTCTATTCTTTTCTTACCGCCTTTGTTCCCTTTAGCTGCTCCGTTTGCCTTATAGAACATTGCCCAAAAGTAGCTTTTCATCTTGGCGGTAACTTCTATTTCTCCACCTTCATTGTGGATACTGGCATACGGCAGGGAACTACGCCAACGTATGGAGCTTCCGGAATTGCTTTTATTGATAGATCGCCTTAGCTTTCCACTCCTATTAAGTAAAGATCCCCTACTATTAGCATAGTTGCTTTCCTCCCATTTTTTATTAAAGAAAGCCTTGCGTTCAAAGTTCCTGTCAAACTCCTGAGTAAGATCTACCGCTACATCTTCTACAATATTTTTAACTACATCTTTAAAATCCATATTTCGGTTATTTTACCTTATTCTTAATAGTTTTAATGATGGATGTCGCTTTTTTAGCTCCTGCCACTTTATGGTATGGATGCTTTGGTGGAAAGGCTACTTTTTGTTTGCCCGGATTAAACCTAAAAATCTCCAGTTTGTTCTTTCCGTTCTTGCTTTCCTGATACGTGGCTTTCTCCCCAGATTCATAGGCTTTATTGGTATTGGACATTTCATTTAGATACGCCAATACTTCAACAGTTGTACACCGGCACCGCCATCCATTTGGAGGAAAGAAGAGATCCCAAAACGGATCATTTTTTGGAAGGGTTGTATTGTGAAGTACCTCATGGCTTTCCCTTACCCTGTCATCATTGGCAGTTCTATATTGAAGGTAATAGCGATTACTATCATTAAAGCTCTCCCAACGATCTGCCATTAATCCACTCCCAACTGCAAAATCATACTCTGACTCCAGATAGTTTTCGTTATAGTTCTTTTTAATGCTGGAGACATCTTTGGAAAACTTGGAGAAGCTCTTTATTTTCTTGTCTTCAGTAAGTAATTGTCTGGAAGCTTCAAATAATTGTGCATGGGTCTTGAGTCCTGAAAATAGAAATATATCTTCCTCAAAGCTTTTACGTAGGCTATCGCTAAGTTCATTATCTGAAATTGCCCTGGTTAAAAACCCGGTGGTCTGATTTATTATTTCTCGGTATTCTGGTACTTTCTCTAAGTCTTTTGGATGGTAGCTTCCTTTTTTGTGCAGCTTTTTAAATGCGTTTTCAACAGTCTTTAAAAGCTTTTTAAACTTAGGATTTATGGCTAACTGTAAATCCTGTTTCTCATGGTTGCAATGGTCGCAAGTACAATCATACAAATGCGATAGCCTGCCATGCAATGCCCCAAAGTAACCTTTAGGGCTTAGTCGAAAAAATCTGCACCAAGGCTTAAGTTATTTTGCTGCTTTGGCTGTTCTCGTTTCCCTGTTATTTCAATCCCAAACTTCTCTTTTACCCATTCCGGTTGCACATCAAAATATGGCAGGGAATCCTTTGTCATTGTCCATAGTTGCGCCAGATCTTCGGTTTGTTCATATCCATAGGTAATATCCCCTTTTAAAACCCCTATCTTTAGGAGTGCCGGTATCACCGTAGTATTCCAAGCTTGTTCCAACAAACGCAAATCGCTATCGGATAAAGTATTCAACATTTCCTGACCGCTTTCGTCTTTAGATCTGCTTCCGTTTTGAGTATCTTGACCTATAACTGCTCCTGTAATTAATAATGAAATTTCATTGTTGCAAAATGTCATTAAATTGCTGTACACATCTCCATTAGTATTCACGCCTTTTGCCCATTCAAAACTTTCACTTTCATCTATAATAAACCAAGCAGCTGCGCCCATATCTCGCATCATCGTTTCGCCACGTTTTACCATGGCAGGATCTTGCGTGTTAGTTTTCATAACTCGTGGAGGGATTCCGTAGATCTCACACAATTCACTCCAACAACTTTGCGCAAAACGTTTAAATAAAACGTGAGGCACTGCATTGTTTAACAAACCTAAATCTCCTTTTTCGCCAAACTCCAATAACCAAGTACCATATTCTGCAACTTCACGGTAAGGTGTAAATGCATCTTCAGTATAGTCTGGAAATAACCTTCCGTTTTTAGGATCTACATTTTCTCTAGGCAATAAATCTACCTGAAGTGCTTTTTCGGCATTTAAAGACAGTTCAATTAAGGAGTGCCCATTAAAAATACTGTCTGAAATATGCTGATTGATTTCCTTGGTAAACTTGGCGTTGTTGATCAACTTGGTTTGCTCTTCATCTACTTCGCCATTGGCTTTTTTAAGTACAATTCTTTCTGCCAATACTTTTAATTGACGGTTTTTTAATTGTGAAGTCAATAAGGCATCAAGCTTGATTTCCTTAAAAAGCTGTTGTATTAAATACCACTTTGGAAAATCTACCAGATTGGTTAATTTTTCGGCAGTCTTCCAACTGGCAATATCTTTACGAGTGCTAGCTACTGCTTTTGGAGCAATTGAAGCGGTATATTTTGGAGCTGATGCATTAGTTTTTAAAGCCAAATTATGTGATTGCTTTTTTGATCTATATTTTCTACTGCCCATAATTATTCGTGATTAAATTTTTTACGTGAGCCAAAACTAAACGGCTCTTTGGTGCTTAATTCATTATCTATTTGAGGTAACGAGCTTAGGTTTACATCGCCCATTGCCAATTTGTTAAGCCATGATACGGCACGGTCATAGCGTTCCTTTGTTTGCTCATAGATTACATCGGCATTACAAAGCTCTACAACCCACCATTTGGCAATGGTGGTAGTATGTTTTAGAATAAGAGCGTTTCTCTCAACTCCAACCTTATTAAGTATTGCATCTACATCGTATTGCAACCTTCCATCTTGCCACTGTCTTTTATTGTTTCCAGATAGATAACTGCGTACCTCTTCTTCAGCTGCGGCCATAGCGATATCAATGATATCATCATTGCCTTCAGTAATTTGTTCTAATTGATAGCCGTATATCGTACTTGGCATATCTTCTTTTGTTAAAAACATAACTTAGTATTTTCGTGAGTTAATAGCCCCAAATGAATAATCCATATTTTTTTGTACCGTTCGGTTTTGAATAAGCCAACATGCTCCTTCCAATGAATCGGGACCATCCATTACCGAGGCTTTTTCACTTACACCAATCATCTGATCGTGCATACGAATCATATTTGGATCTTCTTTTTCAGCTTTATTGAAAATTAGATTTCCGAGACGGTTAAGCGGTTCCAAGGTTCCTTCGATCCTAAAGAACTTATCGGCCTTTCTTCTTTTGTCTTCAGTAATCGGTATGGTAAATCCAAAACTATCTGCACGTTGATAAATTAAGGGGAGTAATACCTGTTGGTAGTGTGGATCCTGCAAGCTGTTATTTTCTATATAGATCCGTTTGGTATCAACATTTTTTTCCTTCAGGTATAAATAAGATTCATATAACCAGTCCACAAACTTTGCGTTACTGGTTTGATCTATCCAAACTTTATATAAATAGCGTGTACGCCCTTTGCTCCCAACAATTACTACAGACTTATAAGAAGCTTGTTTATTGCGCCCACGATCTTTATTGGAGGTAGAAGGATCGGCATATACAAATACCTGATCACAAAATTTAAGAGGAGGACATTTCCCGTAGGTGATGTCTTTAAATATATCACCTTCAGAGATTGGATTGTTAAAGTATTCTTTTTGCTGAGCACTCCATGGGATTTTAGAAAGAACCCGGTCTATAAGTTTTTCTGTATTTTTTTGAATCCAAGTACTTTTACCTTCTTTGTCCCGGATATTGATTATATCGTGCCGGTCTGCTTTCTTTGAAAGCTCAGTAATACAACAATATTTAGCAATTATGTTTCCAAGTGCTACAAATAACAAGTCGTTTGAAGTTGACCTTGTGGGATATAAAGCTTCATTGATCCACTTTACTTTTTCGGTAACCCGATCAGGATTTCTACACTCTTCATCAGTATCAATATCATCTATTAGAATACCGTCTGGTCTCTTTGCATCATTTTTAGTACCTCTAGGGCTTTGTCCTGCACCTAAGGCACGTAGGGAAACCCCTTTTTTGGTTATAAATTCGTGAGACTCCCAATTACCTATGCTTTCTTGTTCCCCGTAATCGTTAATTATTCTGTTGTTAGATTCTAAAGTGGCCTTAAAAGGCAATAGAAGTCGCTTTGCATTATCGAAAGTGTTGGAGACCAACACAAAATTTTTAATCCTTCCGGTAAGGATCAAAAAGAGAAAAACCATCATCGCTGTAGATGATTTACTTAATTCCCTTGCCCATGATACTACTTCGTACCATTCAGAATTTTTAATACATCTTTTAGTAAAATCAATATGAAATTGAGCAGGTTCAGAAGTGCAATAATGTGGGAAATAATATTTTTTCCACTCTTCTGGATGAGCTTCCAGATGGGCAATACGTTTTTGTTTTTGTGTAGGGGTTTCATTAAGGTCAACTGGCGTTGCCTTTGCACTATTTTCCCGGTACTGGTTCCAGAGGGCTAAATATTTCTTGTCTTCAGCTTTTGCCATTTATGAGAGTTTGGAATTTATAAATACATCAAACAGCGGAACCAGGCGTTTATACAAATCGAAGTCCTGAGGTTTTATAAAGTCCAGAAAACCAGTGGCAACCTCATAAATTTCAGCTATAGAAGTTTCGGTCTCTAACCTTTTTATGGAAGTGGTGATAACTGCAATTGTATTGGCTTCTTTAGTAGTGGCAAAATTCCCAACTGTTACCGGAAAGTCTTCTTCGTTGTATTTTGGGTACTCTACCTTATCATTTCCATTTTTATCCTTTGTTATTTTGGGTTTCAATAAATCCTCCGGTACGTCATACTGCACCTTACGGGTAATGATGTGATTGTTCAACCACTCCAATTGATCATATAGGTCACCGATCATTTTTTGACGAGTCACCATAAGGGACTTACGAAGTTTCTTCCAACCTTCCTCATCTATCCATTTGGTTATAGTGTTCTGGCGAACTCCAACCCGACCGGCTATTTCTTTATTGGTGAGTTTTTGGCTTGTATCCAAAAACAGCATTCTAGCATATTCTTTAGCCTCGGTTTTTTTTAGTCCCATGGAAGTGATTTGAAAGCAAAAGTGAGTAATTCGCGCGCGCAAATAAAAAAACTGTAAAGCCTGTGAACACAGTAGTAAAGAGGGTTTTCAGTTTCTTGTAGGATACTTTTTCTTAGCACATATTTGCTCCTCTATTACATAATGAATTGATAAAAGCCAATGGCGAAAACAACAAATACTAAACGGTTTACTTTTAACGACCCCTCGCAAAAAAACAGTCATGGATTTTTAATTCCTACTGAAGGAATAAGCCTTGAGAGGTTTAAAAAGAATCCCGTGATGTTGGATAGTCATTATAATAATAACCACAGTGTTATTGGACGTTGGAAGGATACCAAAGATGAAAAAGGCATTCTAAGTGCCGTTCCTGAATTTGATATAGATGATGAAGCTGCTTCCAAGATTGCCGGAAAGGTAGATCGTGATTTTATACGAGGCTGCTCCATGGGGATCACTTTTAACCGGGATGCTTTTAAATACTTAAACGGAGTGCTGATCCTTGAAAAATGTGAACTCTATGAGGTAAGTATAGTTCCTGTTCCAAGCAACGCAAACAGCATTCACTTGTACCATGATGATGGTAAAACACTAATGACAGATGAGGAAGTTTCTAAACTTTGTCTTTCTGTTATGCCTGTGGATTTTACAGAAGTAACTCCACCACCAACGCAAAACCCAGAAAACGAGAATATGAGTAAAATTAAATTAACCGCAGTTGCTGCCTTGATATTAGGTCTAACAGCTGACACCGAATTAGAATCTGCCGAGCTAAGCGCAAAGATTGTAGGCTTGGATGCTGAAAAGAAAGCAGCTGAGTTAAAACTCTCTGCAAAATTAGAAGCTGAAGAAGCTGAAAAATTAACAGCGATCAACTTACAGGTTGATAATGCTGTGACTGCCGGGCAAATTACAGCAGAGAAAAAAGAGCAGTTTGTAAACCTTGGTATTGCAAACCTTGAATTGTTGACTTCAACATTGGCTTCCATACCAGTTAAAAAGACGTTTTCAGCAAGCATCAAAAATACTGATGGAACTGAAAGTGAGGTTAAAACTGCTGAAGAATTTCAGAAGTTAAGCCTAGAGGCACAGTTGAGCTTTAAATCAACAAAGCCTGAAGAGTACAAGAAATTATTCACCCCAAATAACTAAATAGATGCCAGCAAATTTTCCAGAAATATGGTTAGGCCGTATTATCCAAAACCTAGATAAATCTGACGTTGCAACCTTTTTAGAAGGTTTGTCAGAAATAGGTGCAGATGTTGTTCAAATTAACCAAGGTCAACTTAGTGAAATGAACAAAATTTATGTACCAAGTACTGAATTTGAAGTTGATGTATTGATCAACAACACTACCTATCCAATTGCCGTACAAGTGTATGAAGATGGAACTATTGAAATTACTTTGGATAAATACCAAACTAAAGTAGTGACCTTAAGTGACGACCAAATTATTGGTGCTTCTTACGATAAAATTGATGTGGTTACAAAAGGAATGACTAGAGGTGTTACATCTTCTAAATACAAAAAAGCGATTCACTCAATTGCACCTGCCGCTGTAACAGTAGATACTCCAGTAATGGCTGCAACCGGTGGAGCAGATGCTTTGACTGATCCTTCAGGAAGAAAACGTTTAACCTATGAAGACCTTGTGGCCTTTAAGTCTGCCTGTGATAAAGCAGGAATGGATGAGGAAGGACGAAGATTGGTTTTATGTACAGACCATTGGAACGATCTATTGTTAGACCGTAAAAACTTTGGTAATCAATTAGTTGATTATGCAAAAGGAAAACCGGCACCTTTTATCTCAGACTTCGAGCTTCACAAATACCCGGTAATGCCACTTTACACTTCTTTGAAAGTTAAAAAGGCGTACGGTGCTATTGTAGAAGCAGGCGATACGGTTGCATCGGTTTGTTTTGTAAAAGAGAGAATTGGTAAAAAAACAGGTTTGACCAAGCAATACTTTGCTGAGGCCAAAAACAATCCTAAGACCCAAACCAATGACCTTTCGTACAGACACTACTTTATTGCAGTGCCTTACCAAAACAAGCACATTGCTGCTATAGTATAAATACCCCAACTATCCGGCTATCCTTCGACAGATAGCCGGAAACTAAAGAACCCCTATCACTATTATGGAATATTTGTTTTCTCCATTAACGCAAATTATTGTGTTGTTTTTCACCTCGTTGATTACTTGGCTTTTTTCAAGATCCAGATATAAAATGGATTTGAAGTCCTCAGGAATCGACAATGAGATAAAGAGTGCCAAATATTATAGATCCTTACTGGACGACATGGCCATAAGATTAGACAATGCGATCACCGAACTCATGAAGTTGGAAGATCGTTTTGTAAAGCTGATGGAAACAAATAGGGAGCTTTCTAACACGAATATGCAATTGATGGAAACCAATAAAGAATTATTGGTAGAGCTTAAAAAGTACAAGCAGTTAAACGGCAAAAGAGAATAGCTATGGTTACGAGCGCAGATTGTATTAGAAAATATGGAACTCCAGATATTAACATGGAGCGAAAGCACATGGAACTATGGGACATCCCTGCCGATATAAATGCGGAAATTCCAGAATTGCCAAATAGGCTGTATTGCAATAAGGATATCGTAAAACCTTTAGAGGAAGCTTTTAGGAATGTTATTGAAAGAGGTTTGTCCTGTCATATAATGACATGGGACGGATGTTTTAATATTCGTAAAAAGAGAGGTGCCAGTAGTTGGTCGCTTCACAGTTGGGCAATTGCCGTTGATTTTAATGCAGCATGGAATGCCTTTGGTGCAGAGCCAGAAATGGAACCCGAAGTGGTAGAATGTTTTACCGATGCAGGTTTTGAATGGGGAGGTACCTGGACAAAAAAAGACGGAATGCACTTTCAGTTAAAGAAGATCTAATGAAATATATAGTGTTCATACTTAGCCTTTTTCTATTGATAGGTTGTTCTGGATCTAAAAGAATGATCACCAATACGGTGAGCACATTGGATAGTACTCACGTAGAGAGATCCATAAAGCTAAGGGACACCATTATTAAAGTGCCGTCCTATAAAGTTGGAGTATTTGAATATCAAGACAGATTATCTGAAAAGCCTATTAAAAAATCCAACGGCAATGCGAGTGTAGAACTCTACAAAAAGAATGAAATAGTTTATGCGAATGCCTCCTGTGATTCTTTGGAATTACAAATAAAGCTCAAGGATAGTTTAATAAAAAGTTACCGGGAGCTCATTACAGATAAGCAAACAACATTGCCTCCAGTAGCCGTTAAATACATCCAATGGATTATAAAAATATTGGCTTGGATTGGTGGGATCGCACTATTGCTTATAGTCATTAAAGTGGCATTATTTATTTACAAACCTAAAATTTTATAAAGATGAAAAAAGCAGACGTATTCAATTCACACCCGAAATTAGAGAAGTATTTCAAAACCTCTGATGGGACAAAGTTCTTTACTGAACATGATGCCACAAACTTCTCCAGAACCTTAAAAGATAAAGCTGTGGAAACGGTAAAAAGACCTGCTGAAGTGGAAGCAGATGAACCTGTTAAAAAGGCAAGTGTTTCTAAATCCACGAAAGATTCTAAGACGGAAGAATTAACCCCAATGCAAAAGGCGAAAATGCGCATTGAAGCCATTGAAAATATGGAGACTGTTGCGGAAGTTGAAAAGGCATTGGAAGAAGAAACCGCAAAATCTGTTAAGGCAGCCGGTAAAGCACGTATTGAAGCTATTGAGGCTTCAAACAAAGAATTGGACAATAAAGTAAAAGAGTAATATATGTTACCAGGATTAAATATAAAATTTGACAATGGCAATATAGGTACTGTAGTATCTACTGCCGACGGTGTATTTGGTTTGTTGGCCTCGGCAGTCGCTGTTGTTGATAAATTTGAACTTGAGAAGGAATATACCGTAAATGGTATGGCCGATGTGGCCGCTTTAGGAATCCTTCCAGATGTTGATAATTATGGTCTTTACAAATGGCTAAAAGAATTCTATGAGGAAGCCGGTGAAGGTGCAGAATTATGGATTATGGGATTCCCGAAAGCAAACAAACCCAGTGATTGGTTTACTCCAGATGTAGTTACCGGAAAAGCTCCAGCAGAAAAGTTATTGGATGCTTCCAACGGTAGACTTAATGGATTGTTCACTTCTTTCACACCGGAAGCTGTGTATGTTCCAGTTATTGAAACTGCTTTGGATTCAGATGTTTCATTGGCACAACAAAAAGCCCAGTTACTGGCGGTTAATTATACTAAAAATAGATACACCCCACTATTTGTGATCCTTGAAGGTTTTGCTTTTGATGGGGATGCTATAAGCCTTCCAGATCTATTACAAGGTGAAGACAACCGTGTAGGGATCTTTATAGGTGATACCGAAAAAAGAACTGATGCTCCAGTTACACTGGGAGCTGCCACAGGAGTGATTGCAGGAAGATTAAGCAAGATTCCTGTACAAGAAAACCCCGGTGCTGTTAAAAGAGGTGCATTGGCAACCTTAAACGCTTTTATTTTAGATGAAAAGGTAGAGCAATATAATGTGGAAGCCTTACACAATAAAGGCTTTATCACTTTTAGAACCCATGAGCGCAAAGCCGGTTATTATATAAGTGATGATCCTTTGGCAACCGGTGCAGATGATGACTATAGCAATATTAGCCTTAGAAGGGTAATAGACAAAGCTTACCGGGTAGCTCATAATATTGCAAGTGAAGAAATTCTGGCAGATTTTGACCTAAACAATGACGGTACTATTTCTCCTTTTTATGCGAAAACTATTGAAGGTAATATAGAGCAGGAAGTGTTTAACCAAATGACTTCTAATGGGCAGCTTTCCCGTGACCAATCCAATAAAGATGATAAAGGTGCAATCGCAAAATTCAATACAACATTGAATGTTGCACAAAACAACCGGATAGAACTATCCTTAAAAGTAAGGCCTAAAGGTTATGCACGTTGGTTTGATGTTTTATTGGGTTACGATGTTTCACTTAACAATTAATAATTATGGCATTTAATAGTAGAGAATATGAATGGGCAGACCTAACCCTAATATTAGGCGGAAGAGATATCACAGGGATTCGTGGAATAAAGTATTCTGAAAAAATGGAGCGTGAAGCTCTGTATGCCAAAGGTAGATTGCCCCACAGCATTCAAAGTGGTAATTCTATGTTTGAAGGGGAGATCACTCTTTTAAGAGGGGAATATGACGTATTGGTGAAAGCAGGAAAAGGTAGCATTATGAGCCTAGCAATGGATGGTTTATTCTCTTATGGAAACCCAACCGATGGCGATGCTCTAACAAGTGATCGTGCTTCTGGTATTCGATTTACAGAAGCTTCAAAAGAATTTAAACAAGGCGATAAATTTCAGGAAATAACACTTCCTTTTATTTGCCTTAACATTCAAAACCAAGTGTAAACTATGGAAAACCAAATCACTAAAGAACAAATTGAAGCTTGGAAAAAAGCTCACGAAGGTGTTTTTAAAATTACTGTAGAAGACAAGCTTGCTTATTTAAGAAGTCCAACCCGTAAAGAGTTTGAGTACGCTTCTCAAGTTGCAAAAACATCTTCTATAAAGTTCAATGAGTATTTATTAAAAACTTGCTGGTTGGCCGGTGATCAAGAAATACAAACCAAGGACTCTTATTTTATGGGAGCATCCGGACAAATAGCTGCTATTTTAAATATCAAAGAGTCTAAGCTGGAAAAGCTTTAGAGGCTGCGAAAATAGTTGATGAAAAAGCAGAATGGATTCGCATAACCAATGCGCAATTACGGTACTATTTTCATATTGACCCTGACAGCCTCAGTGATGAAGAATGGGCAAACCGAGTAAAAGAATTACAATTTATTAGACAAAAGGAAAGCAATACCTAGCCTTCCTTTTGTTTTTATCCC